AATAGACAATGATGTCATCTTCGCGTTGCTTAGGCTTGGTCATCGTAAAGCTCCCATTCTTGTTCAGGTGTATTGGTCACAGAGAAACCAACAAATTGTCCGTTGATTTCAATGAGTGACCATTCGGATTGGCATGTTTCACGCATGGCCTCTTCTTGCTCATAGACAAGGTCAGCCATTGCGTCGAGAAGATCAGCGTTGCGCTGCTCATCAGTGAAGTTAGGGTCTCTCATGGTTTGAATTGAAGTTGATTAGACAGTAAGCCTGGGACTTACACACCATACTTACGTCGGTGCTGCCCAGGAATCAGAAGGTGTTAGCTATCTTTGTTGCAAGGTTGTCAACAAAGACAGGACCATCTTCTTGGAATGCGAGCATGTATTGTTCACGCTCATCTTCATCCATTAATGCGCCTTGGATGTGATGTGCATGATAGAAGGCTAGAGCGTTGACAATTGCATACTTCTCATCAACGTTAATGATGAGGTGATACCTCTTGTTGTCTTCTGTCATATTGAGTTGAAGTGAATGGTTTGTACCTGGGACTTACACCACACTATATGTGGATGCCCAGTGATCAGGACATTAAACGGTTAGCAAAGCTATAAGGATATCCACCGTCACCACAAGGGTTCTTGTAAGTGCGGTATGAAGTGATGTGATAGATAGCTGCAATAGTTACGTAATATTCTTCTGCAAGTTTAGAGACGTGTTCACCGTTCGCTTTACGCGTACGAATATCGTCTATCTGTGCATCGCTTAAGAAAGAATTAAATCTTCCACGACGCACAGGATCTTGTTCGTACGGAGGACGGTTACGTACACGTCTAATGACTTGTGTAATAGATACCGGTTTGCAATTAACGATTTGTGCAATGGAGTCATAGCAATAGCCCTGGCACCTCAGGTTCCAGATCCTATCTTCTTTGACGATTGAAATCCGAGTACGCATTGGTTAGTTGCTGTGGTGCTTGAGATAACCCTGGGACTTATATCGTTATTGAGAAGAGTTCTCAAGAAGGAAAGCCCAGGGTTAGTTACCTGATGTAAAGATAGCCACCTGCCCAGTCTGCTCGTATTAAGCAATCAGCATAGGATACGTCATCCATGAGATTGTAACGAACAATCTTGGCAGGAGCCTTCCAGCTTGCTGGTTTATAAACGGAGCCAGACTGACGATCAATAAATGCATGGACAGATGTACCACCCATGCCTGATCTCCTGGTGCTCCGTTCAATAATCTTGTAATATTTAGTGCCTTTAACAATTTTAAATTCAATACCACCTTCGGGGTATTGTCTATTGTACTTATCGAGCATTGCATCAATAAGACATTGGATGCGTGCCTCAAGTACTTGGATGTGTTCTTTGAGTTGAGTTGTCATGTCAAGGTTTGAATGTAGATTGTACTTTAGTTGGCTGTTGGATTACCTTGGTAGGATCCACACCCAACAATGCCATACCACTGATGGTGGCAAGGAGGAGTGCGAGGAGGGCAATAGCAATAGATCCTAGGCGAGTCTCATGAGTCTCACCATAAGAATCCATTTGCACATAGCCCTTGCCGATGCGGTAGATAGTCTTCATAATATTAGATCAAATGGTTTCGAGGATATACCTGCAGGAGAAGTAATCTTCTTCTGGGAGCAGGACTGTGTGCCCACTTTCGTAGCTACCATAGGTATCTATCCAGTGGTTGTAAAGATTTACATCAAGACACTCTTTGAGGTCATCAATGTATTGCTGCACCTGGTCCTGTGATGTGACCCAGTGCAGGTAGATGGTGTTGTCGGTGAACTCCAAATAGTAGTCACCGTCAGTGATGTTGAATTGTTTGAGTGCATCAGCAATTTCTGCTGGTGCTACTGAGATTGATGTCATATGTAATGAGGTAAACTGCTGTGCAGGATATGGAATCCTGCAGAAAACCCACCGTCCGATACGCAAACGTATTATGCTTGATCAATGGAAATAAACCCAGTCCACTGGCAATCTGTTACTTGGCAAGAAGCCAGACAAATACCAGCAAAGCCTGGGTGTTATGCATTGATTAATGCCAATGACAAAATCTTGTACATTGGGCGTAGCAAAATACTATGGAATCGATTGCGTAATCCATCCAATCATCCAGCATTTAATCGTGTTGCATTAGAAAAAAGCAACTTAAAAATTGCATGGATTACAGGATGGGATGCATACGATTCCGAAAGAGGCTTGATACTTCGGTGGAAACCACCTTTGTGTCAAGAGCGTATCAAGACGGAAGGATTAAGTGCAGGAGTCAGTTCATGTACTTTGCATTGATGCAATAGTACGTGTCACCAAGGAATCCCTTGGTATAAATCAAATTGTGTCCTGGTTGATTGTGGCACGTGGTCTTGTAATATCTGTTGAGAACTTTCTGTGCTCCAACAGATAGGAGTAAGCCAAGACCAGTGCCGAGAACAAGAGCAACACAGGAATCAGATAGGTAGTTACGTTGCATGATTAAAAGATTGTTCCAATGAGATTGTCTTGTTCCATTGTGATGCCGTAGTCATAAAACTCCTGCATCGCTTGGTACAACTCTTTAATACGTGTAGGAATACCATGCATTAGCGTCTGAACAGATAAGTCTTTCCATACGCCTGCAATCTTCTTCTCGAAGTGAAGCATGGTGCTTTCACCTCCGTACCACGTGACGCGGTATAGGGTCTCGCACTTAGGTTGATAGATCATCATGATGTAGTGTTAATCTGTAAGCCACCCTTGGTGGGTGGCAAGTACTGGACCAGGGTTTGCACCTGGTCACCCGCTTTAACGGATCAGCTTTTGAACAGGGACTTCATCAATGACGTAAAATTCGCCATCGATTTCTTCCCTATCGTCTTGCTCCACAAAACATTGTGCAGCTTCCCTGGATTCAAATACACCACAAAAATGTGTTGCATAAGGATCCTCAAGCAGAACGATAAAAACGTTCATGACTCAATAAACCACTCTCAGTGAGTGGTAATTGTTGGACCAGGGTTTGCACCTGGTCACCCGCTTTAACGGATCAACTGTTAACGGCCATTATTTGGGAGGCCCCCCTCGGGTAGTTAACAATTTGCAGATGATTTAGATCTTGTAGCCGTTAGCAATGCACCAGTCTCTATGGATCTGGTTCTTATCCTTAGGCCAGTCATGCGTACGACATTGCTCAGCTGTTGCCTTATCAATGAAGTACCCAGTGACCGGACCGGCAAGAATGCCAAGGCCGAAGGACCAGACGATGATTGCTGCAAATGTGTGCTCTGCTTTGATCATGATCGTGTTGTATTGAATAGATGCCACTGAATTGTGGCAATAACCAGAGCCAGGCATTGCACCTGGCTTGGGAGCTATAACTCACCTGGCTTGGAGCTGGCGCACAAACTTACGTGCGTGCTCAACTGACATCGTGGTGCTACAGTCGTAACCCTTCTGGCCCTTACGGACAAGCTTGGTGATACGAGCTAAGCCCACTTCCTTGTTGACCACAAAAAAGTATGTGGCCTGCTCAGTTGCCAGTGTGAAGTAAATGTTCATGGAATTAAGTTAAATGGAGCGTTGCTACGTTTATAAGGTCCAGCTTGACCCACTTGGAATCTGTACAGAAATAACGTACAGAAACCCAAGCAACTGTTCTGTAAGGCCAACCCCCAGCTGTAGCCTAAATGGGGTCGCGCGCGAGGGTATAAATACCTATTGACAGGTATAAATACCTAGAAAATAAATGTAAATGTGTTGAAATCGTAACATTCTGTTCTTAAAGCTTCCGCTTATCTTGCTTAGTACATAACACTATCGTTATATCGTTATGCTTTGTCACGCATAATGGGCGGAGCAATTAATAACCACCACACCTTTCTTTTTTTCTATACGTAATTCATCTCGCGTGGGGTGTTGGAGAAGCGTCAGTAAAATTTTTTCCCTTTTTTGACCTCTATAGGGCGGTCTTTTTGGTATCACAACGTACATAACACCTAAAATTTGTCGTCTTTACAATGCTTTTACCCAAGAAAACAAACAAAAATGCCGGGGTTTTGGCCCCGGCTGTACATAAATTTTGTTATGTGTTCTTGTTTTAGATGCTTTGTTCTTTTCTTGCCTTTGCTGCCATCGCTGCTTTGTAATAAGTCTCAGGATCAGGCTTCTCTTCGGCCAATTTACGCCTGGCACCAGCCACAAAAGTCTTAACACCTAAGGCATCCATGCCACTTCCGGCTAATTCCTCTGCTTTATCTTTGATTGCCGTAAGTGCAACCACTCTTTGCGCCCGGTCTTCTGGTTTCATTTCCTTAAAAATTACAAAATCCCAAAAAAGGACCCAAAACTTTTTCTCTTCTTAGTCTATAACATTTATTTTCTTGTACTATTGCCCTTAAAATACAGATAACAAGAAATTTATAGCTCATACGTTCCACATGGCGCTCTCACCTGCTGATTTTGCCGCTTATAGTCGTGCTACTGGAACGCCATACCCCGAAGATCCGGAAAAAAGGGCTGAGTTGGCCCCTGAAGTACTTGAATTTCGCCGTAATCAACTGGGTGGACAGCAAGAAGAGTCGAATTTACCCAATCTTCTTGGTGCTGCTGCACTAGGTTTAGGTGCACTAGGAGGAGGTGTTGGTTTAGCAAAAATGCTTAGTAGAAAAAAGGCGGCTGCTTTACCCTTAAAACAAGTATCAGTTACGCCAGAAGGAAAAACTTCTATTAATACTATTGCTCAATATAATCGTCAACGTTCAGCAGAAGATGTTATTCGTCAAGCAAGAACCGAGCGCCCAACAGGAATTACGCAAACTAATTTACCAACTGCACAGGTAAAAAGAAGTTTAATTCCAACAGAAGCAGAGGCAATTCAGCAGTATTCACGTCAATTAGTTCAAGCTTTCCCGGAGCCTACACCAGTTGAGATGGAAGCTATTAACGCTCCCTCTCAAACCTCCAAGATTCTTACTCGCTTAGGTATATCTCCACAATACCGCCCAGATCCAAAAGATATCAATTATCTCCATTTTGGTTTACCCTCTCCAGAGGTATCAGCTGCACGTCGAAAACAAGCAACGCAAGATTTATTGCATTTTGCGCAACGACGTCAAGCGGATGCGGCAGCTATAACAAGCCAGACTATTGGCGCCCTTGAATCCGGCGAAGATCAAATAACAGGGCGTACCATGCGTGGTGTTCAACGTAATGAAGATCTTGATTCTTCTCAAATCAATGCACTTGCTCGTCAATTTAATAGTGTTGATGTTGCTGCTTCGATGACGCCTGACGGTGTTCCTGTTGATCAACTAGAAATTTCTTTAACTCCACAAAAACAAGCACAATCTTTCTTGGAACAAAAACGACAAGAGCTTTCTAGCTTCTTTGCACCTGGACGAGTAGAGCGTGTGCTTTCCTCGGATCCAGCTGTTTTAGAAGCTGCAGAGCTTTACGCGGCTACAGGAGATCCTAATGTTCTTTCACGTTTTTCCTCAGCACCGTCTTCTCCTCTTGAGGTAAAACCAACAGTTCAAATGTCGCTTAATGATCCAAACTTGCCAACTAAACAGTTTTTTAAACCAACGGGTATCCCTGAATATACTGGTGATCTGCTCGAAAAAGATATTGAGCTAACAAACAAAATATCTACCCTTGGGGCTCAGCAACAACAATTGATTTCAAAAGCTCAAGAGCTTGGTGAGCAAGAATTAATGTTGCGTGTAGCAATGGAGCGCGAACCAAGCTCTGGCGGTACTTATACCAACATGTTTGGCAAGGTCAAGTATGAGCAGCAAAATTTAGTTGATCCAGCTAGTTTAAATGTTGATATTGGAGACGCCCTTGCTGAGCGTGAGTTTGTTCGTAATCAAATAAAATCTCTTGAAAATCTTGGTTCTACCTATAAATTAACAGATTTACAAGAGGGTGTTCGCCCGTACTACGAATATGATGTAACCGGAAAGATCATTCCAGAAACACTTGAATTGCGCGGCGGTCGTCGTTTAGTTAATCTTTTACCAAAACAAGGTGGTGGGCGATTAGTAGCAGAATATGATCCAGAGGGCCAGACAGGAAGTGCAAAAGGTATTTATGGTGTTGAGCAGGCATCTCGTCGCTCTAGTGAAACAGTGCGCCCAACTCAGATGACAATGAAAGAGTTTGTGCAAGAAGGACTTGAGCAGTCTGTTGCATCACCGGAGGGAGACGTACCTATTCCCCCTAGTTTTGAGGAGATGACAGAAAAGCTTCCTACATTAAAAGCTAAGCGCAGTCTTCAAGCGAGCCAAGCTGTGCGTCAAGCTATAATTGAAGGACGCGACCCGCAAGTAATTTTGCGTCAACGTGGTTTTAATGTTTGATCATGGCTAAAGAAAATAAGGAAAAAGACAAAAAATGGATTCAAGGAATGGAGATGAAGGAAGGTGCCTTCACTGCCAAAGCCAAACGTAAAGGTATTACCTCTGCTCAACTGCAGGAAAATGTTTTGGCTAATCCAGATAAATATGATGAAAAAACTGTTAAGCAAGCAAGGTTGCGTCAAACGTTAGTAGGCTTGCACAAAGGCAAAAAAAAGAAAAGCGGATCTGAAAACTGATGGCAAAAGATCGTCGACTCATTGATCCAAATAGCTATATTGCCTACGCAAAAGACCCGTTCATTAAAAAACGGCAATTAAATTTTGATGATCTATTTCAGGCTAAAGCATCTAGTGGTGCTTCCCCCTGGATGCCAAGCCGTTTTGAGCAATCAGATCTATTAAGACGTGTGCAAACACGTAAAGCTCAACTCAACCCCGGTCTTAACTTTATTGGTGACTTTCCAGAAGAATATGAAGTCTTTGCTGGTATTGGCCGTTTTACACGTAAAGATAATTATGATTTTGAGAATGGGCGCCCTTTGACTGCTTTGCGTCCAGAGGAACAGCCTGGTTTTTCTGATGTTTGGGTTGAAGCCTATAAACTCAGCCCAACACTTAATCCTGATAAACGCGCATCTAATCCAATGCCACGTTTACGTAATCCTGATCCCAAGGGTTACTTAATGGCTGCGGCTGAAAAGCGTGTTGAAAATGAAATGGAAGATAATAAATCTGTGGCACAGTTACTATCTGATGGTTCAGAAGATAAAAACGAAGAGCTTAAGAAGGCTTAAATCAGTCCCTTTATAATAAAAGAAAAAGATATCATGGCATCCGCAGCTGGTTTTGCACAACTATTAAGAGATGTCGCTAAACCTGCTTTGGCTAGTGGCGGCCTTGCTACAGGATTATCCTTGTTAGGTGGAGCATCTCCTTTACAGGCTCTTGCCTCAGGTGCAGTTGATGTTGCGGCAGACGTTGCAACCCTTGGCGCATTACGTAAATTAGCACCAAAAGCTTATACCAAGCGCACGTTAGTTGACGAGAAAACAGGCGAAAAAACAATACAACAAGGTTCGCATCCCTTGGAGGTACCTCTTAATATTGGGGCGTCTGTTGGCGCTGGTTATTTAACGGCACCTCTCATTTATGGGACCGGACAACAACAGCAGATTGCACAGCAAGTTGAACAACGTGCTTTAGTCAATAACTTGCAAACACCACAGCTTTTATCTGCAGGTACTAATTTCCAAACAGCTGGATTGCCCGACCCTAAAGATTTTGAACAACTATTAAATCAACGTGGTAACTGGCAACAATATTTAAGTCCTGAAGACCAGGCTTTAATTCAACAGACTCTAGGAGGTGTGACATGATGGGCTTTCAACAACTCCTTAATCAGATAGGTGAGTTAAAACAAAAAGCACATGTAGGTGCCAGTAAGAGCGCTGAAGCTAGCCGCCTTGCTTATTTGGAAGGTGAGTACAATCCCACAATCCTGAAAGAAGTACCAGGTATCCGTAATCTTACCCGTCAGCAGTATCACAAAAATTTAGAAAAGTTAGGCGTTTCTTTTAAAGAGACTCCCGTCGAAGCAAGCGCTGCTTTTGCTACTCGTTTAATGACGGACCTTACCAATGACGGCACGAGAGGAATCTACTGGCGTTACAACCATCCTTTAGCCGTGCTTGAAGCAGGTGCTAAAGCAGCTATTGGTGAGCAGGCATACGAGGCCCTGGGACCAACAAAAACAGGCTTGATTACCGCCAGTATTGCTGTACCTGTTACTGCCGTCGCTGGTGCTTACAATATTCTAAATCCGGGCGAAATGTTTAGGCCAAAGGGTTTTGCCCAGGCTTATGCTGCAGAAGGATCAGAAGATCGTAGGGAAACAGCACAACCTGTACCTGAATTATTTGAACGTTTTTTCTTGGGACGCACTGGCCGCCCCCTTGCGTATGAAGAAGCAAAAAAAGATATCCCTTCCTTAACACCAGAACGCTACGGTAATTACTTGCGTAATTACTATCAAGACAAAGGATTCCTTGGCGTTATTAAAGCAACACCTGAAAATCTTGAGGGCGTACCAGAGGCTCGGATGCTTGGTTATCCAATTACTATCCCATCTGTTACAGCGGCAGTTGGTGGTATTGCAGGTGCCACGACAGCAATACGCACTGCTCCCAAGGTTGGAGGGTCTTTTAAGCGTGGGTTGTCTGGCGCTGCTTTAGGTACAGGAGCCGGTATTATTGCTGGTAATCTTGCAAATACTGCACTTGCTGCAAAAGCAACAGAGCAAAAATTACCGACCGTTGGTCAGTACGAAATAATGCAGTGATAGAATTTATTCAATAGAGAACCTCATAAAAGTAAATGTTTGCGGATCCCTGGACTACACCTTCAGTACCTCTTTCCAGTCCATTGCAGTTTGCGGGCGGAAGTCAACCTGCTCCCCCAGGTTTTCGTCAGCAGGCTTCTGAGGCTGTGAGCGATCTTGGTAGGCGAGGAAAAGAAACTGTTAAACGAGGCACAGAAGCAGCGCAGGAGTTTCTTGGTAGATACGGTAAATATGCACCGGCTGCTGTTGGTGTTGCCTCAATTATCCCAGGTGTAACAACGGCCCTTTCGGAAGTCAACGAAGGCCGCCCTACAGGTGCTTTAGGAGCACTTGCTCCTACAGCTTTGAGTGCCGTTGGAACCGGCTTAGCGATGGCCCCGCATCCACTTGCGCGGGTGGCTGGTTATGGTCTCATGGGCCTTGGGGCTCTTCTCCCTGGAGCTACTGCATCGGGGGCCGAATCTGTACGTCAAAAAGTAACAGGTGAGCCAACAAAAGGTAAGGAAGGAGAATTCAGTACTCAAATGGCAATGGCCAAGCAGATGGGCGAGCTTGGCACCACACAATATCGCGATCAGATGGGCGTTTATACAAGCGCTTTGCGTGACCTAAGTCGTGACGCATCTAACCAGGCATATCTTGATCTCCAACGTAATATGCCACTAATCAATCAAATGAAAAATGCTGATCTTATTCGTCAGCAAGCTTTACTTAATACACAAAACCAAGCGTATCTTCAGCAAGGTGTTGTTGCTACTGCAGGCGCACTTGCAACTGGTGGCCAACAACAAACTGGTGCTACTGTTCGGCAAGCACTTGCATCTAATCCTTATAACGTTGCTTTACAATCTCCGGCCATTAGCTTTGGTTGATCATGGCTTTTCCTAGCTACACGAGCATCTTTTCAGGTGGTGCTACTCAAGCCGCCAAGCCTTCTATGGCTGGTAATTGGGCAACTAAACTTAAAGATCTTCAAGAAGCTTTTCCTGAAGGTATTAGCGAAAATATGCTTTTCCCTTTGGTTTTAATGCAGCAGCAAGAAAATGCCGAGCGCATGGGCGATCCATCTAATATTACGCGTCAATTAGAGGCAATGGAAGCGCCCCTGGGACGCATGGCACAGCAGGCCGCTGGCATTCAAGCGCAAAAAGACATGCGTTCTTTAGTTGGTGGAATTGCCTCAAAAATTCCTGACACATTAACACAGGCTTTGGGCGCTAAATTTGCTTACGATCAACCCGTATTTAATGCGATCGGCAGTGCTTACAATCCAAACCCTTATGCATATGGTGTACTTAATCGCCGTGGAGGTGCTGCATGAGCTACTCATTTCCTTCTAAATTAAATGTTGACCCTAACCTTGCTTTTGGAGCTGGTGCACCTGCTTTAGGTAGTGGTCTTAATACATCTGGAGTTAACTTTGGCAATATTGCCAATACAGGTTTTCAATTAGCGGGTAGTCTGATGCCCGCCTTAACAGGAGGAGGCTCTAGTGGTACTGCTCCATGGGCACAGGGTCTACAAGCCGCTGGTGGACTTGCCGCAACTTTTGGTGGCCCCTGGGGTGCTGCCGCTGGTATTGGCGCTAATTTAATTGCAGGTTTATTTGGTTCGCAGAACAGAGAAGAAGCAAGAAGTAAAGCAATGGAACAGGCGATTGGAGCTAATGTATTCAATCGCAATTTTGGTGATCTTGCCGATTTTAATACTGAACAGCGTAAAATAGCTTTAGCGGGCAGCCCTGCTGCTAAGCGTGTGTACGGACGTGATTTGCGTTCCGACCTTGCTTACAAGTACGGTGATCCCTTTGAACGTGCTTTTGCATCCAGGGGCGCTGGTGCAACTTACTAATAGGTAAATAACATGGCAAGTAGCCCTGAAGATTTCTTATCTGGTTTCTACGAGCAATACGCTAATAGCAAGCCACAGCAAGCATTAAAAACGGCAAAGCAATTAGCTAAGCGTGGTCTTTTAGATCCAGCTACTGCTGCTGAAGAGTTTGCTGCAAAAGGTGCAGCCGCCGGTTGGAAGTCCGGTCAAATTGAGCGTGGTATCCGCCAGATTTCTCGCAAACCTTATGGTGTAGAGCCAACGAGCCGTTTCACCGCATTTGGCCCTCTTGTAGAAAGCACTTATCAAGATCTCTATGGTAGAGCTGCAACACCAGAAGACATCCAAAGTGCCATTGGTAGTGCACAAGCCGCACGTGTTAGCAGTTCAGATCCTGGAGCGTTTCAATCTTTCTTGATGGATCGTATGATGACATCACAGGAAGGTATGCAACGCGTTAAAACACCTAAAGATATTGAAGCTGAACGCTTGTACGGCACAATGACTAGGGATACACAAGGGAATTTAAACCGTGGTCAGTACCTTTTCCGTCCTGAGTTTATCGGTTCTGCAGTACAGCAGATGCTTGGCCGTAGTTAATTGAATGGACTAGAATAAACAAAAAGTAGAACAATGGCAAAAACCGCTGGTAAATACATTCAAACGTTAGGCAACAAAATCGGTGCAAAGGAATTAAATCAAATTGAGAAAAAGTTTGGTTCAGCAGGTGTTGAAAAAGCAAAAAGCTACGCACAATCAACACCAAAAGTATCGTTTACACCTGGCGCTACTACCCAATATCGGGCTATTACTTCTACCGATGCTTCTAGGCGAGGTATAGACCAATTTGGGAATAATGCAGGCGAAGGTACATACGTATTCCCACGTCCAGACAACACTTCTGTTGGCGGCGTAAATACCAGTAGTGACGGCACTGCATCTGGAGGTGCTTCGTCAGGACCGACGGCAACTATTCCAGAAATGGATACTGCAACGCGTATTGCGTTGCAGACTATCATGAAAGATGCGGAGACTGAAAAGCAAAAACTTTACAATGAAGGCTGGGCTAAAGCACAAGGAATTTCGGCAGAGGCAACAAGGTATGTTTCTGATCGTGAAAAAGAAGCCGTCCTTGGTAAAGCAGATATTGAGAATCGTGGTCGACTTGATCTTCAAGGTATTATTAACGCCGGCCTGAAAGACGTTGCTGGCATCGAAGCCCAATCTGCACGTGATGTTGCAACGATTGGTGGTGAGTTTGGCGTTAAACAAGAACAGACTCGTCAGACCGGACAAAAAGATATTGCACGCATTGGAGCACGTGCAGGTATCCTTCAAGGCCTTGTTGGCGCATTTAATTTCTAGATGCACCTTGTCTATAATTTAGGAAACGTTGTTTAACCATGTCTGAATCTTTTGGTTACGAAAACGCACCTGCTGGTGATTTTAATATCAACGAGTTCCAGGCTCTTCTGGATCGCCTGGAAGGCTCTAAAAAGCGTCAAAAGCGCCAAGAATCTGTTGAGAGCCGCCGCAATGTGTATGCACAGGGTCTCGCTAGCATGATGAGCAATTTCTGATAAACTACCTTATCAACCTGTAAGCAATGACTAGCAGCGTCGACGATACTTATTCAACAGACGATTGGTTTGACCTAGATAAATATAGGCAAGCTGCTGGTGTTGCTTACGAGTTCTCCAAGAAAAAAGCAGAGACTGCTGGTGAACAAGAACGTGAAACCATCGGAAAGGGCGCACAAGAGCAGCGTACTTCCACAGAACAGCAACAGCAGCTCAAACAAAAAGACGAAGAACGGGATTACCAACAGTCCCAGCGAGCTTATCGATATTGAGATTTTTAATCTCTGGGTCGATGGTTTAAATTCTGCGGAACAAGAAGCATTCACTGCTTTTGCCGCAGATACATATTCTCTGATTGAAGTCTTCCTCTATGCCAGATTCCTTGGTTATGGAGGAAGTATTGTTGCGTGTGAACACTGGCTAAAAACAAATTACAAAAAACCAGATCACCGCAAAACGCTTCTCTACGAAATTGAGGAGATGCAAGAAGACATTCGTAAGTTACGCGCTGACGTTGATGAAGGTGTCGTTAAACGTGATATGGGTGTAGCTAAAATTGCAGCCATGCAAAAAGAATTGCGTGGAACAATTGCACAGGTTGAGCTCTTCACGGCCAACCGTGATCGCAAGGGATTGCTCATGGCTGGTGCTGACCGTGCTATTCGAGAGCTTCTTTCCGTATTTAAAGATGATCCTATTGAGATTCCTTTAGAAGAAGCATCGATGAGTGTTTGGGCAAAGATGCAATTAGACGAATAATCTAACCTAGAATAGTTTTATGAACCAGCAACAAGGATCACGGTCAACAGAAAACGGCCCTATTGCTGGCCGCATGTTTGACGTGGTTCGTCAACTACAAAAAAACCGTGAGAAATTTGCTGGTGTAACACGCCCTACTCCTTTAGCACAGCATGTACAAGGAGGCGAAGAAGTAATGTCTGCTCTCTACCAAAAGAAACAAAATGAGCAAAAGCAAAATGCCCCCTCAGCTCCTGGAGCACTTCAAGAAAAGAGAAGCCAAGAACAAGGACGGCAGCGAAATGTCTGATAAAGAAAAACGTAAAGCTGCATTAGACAAGGCGCGTAAGTATCAAGAGCAAAAGAAAGACAGCAAGCAATAAAAATAAGGTAGTATTCAGTAATACACTGAACAATACCTACTGTGCCTGCGTACCAACATCTTGCGTATCGACGTAATGCACAAGCTGCGGCACGCAGACAACAGATTCGTATTCCACGAAATCTTGAATCCCTGGAGAAAGCAAGAGAAGATTTTGGTTTCTTTTGTGAGTATGTAGCAGATAAACCTCCGGCTCAGCATCATAGAGAATGGCATCGTCATTTTGTGACGGGGGAAGACAGTAGTTGTCTTCTTAAGATTGCTGGACCGAACGTTGATCTCCTGGCACCCAGGGGCTCCGCTAAGAGTACGGTCCTTGGCTTGTTTACCGCATGGGCCATTGGCATTCATACACAAGCTAAGAAGCCATTACAGATCCTCTACTTGTCCTATACGGTTGACATCGCACGCTCCAAATCAGCAACCATCAAACGCATCATTGAGAGCAAGCGCTACCAAGAAGTTTTTCCTACCGTACGTCTTCTCAAGAATGTCACCAGTAATGAGTACTGGTCCATTGATCATAAGTTTGCAGGCATCGATACCACAGGTGAAGAACAGTTCACGCTCTGTGCTGCTGGTCTTAAAGGTTCAGTGACCTCTAAGCGTTCACACCTGGTCATCATCGATGACGCCATCAAATCAGCCGCTGATATTTCTAATCCTGACATCCGTAAACAGATGCAGGACAACTGGAATGCTGTGATCGCACCCACCATGTTTGAAGGAGCCAGGGCTATCTGCCTTGGTACGCGCTTTCGCCATGATGACATTCACTCCACAACCTTCAACACCCAAAACAACTGGTTACAGATTGTTCTTTCCGCTATCCTTAGTGATCCCAAGACAGGGGATGAACGGTCGTATTGGCCAGAGATGTGGTCATTGGATTACTTAAAGGAAAAGAAAAGGCAAGCACCTATTGCTTTTTCATTCCAGTACATGAATCAGGTCATCAGACAAAACGAATTGTCTCTTGCACCTGAATTAATCGTCAAAGCTGAGATTGCTACAGAGTTTGATACGCTTGCGGTTGGCGTTGACCTTTCCGCTGGCACTAAAGAAAAGAATGACTATACAGTCATGACCCTAGCTGGTCGAATTGGCGATCAAATTCATGTTATTGATTACCGTCGCTTGCGTGTGATGGGTAACCTTGAAAAATTAGATGCCCTTAAAGAACTGCTCAACGACTGGTCAATTGTGGGTCGAGATGAAAGTGGTAATTATTTCCCGACCTATTCCACGTGTGATATTTATTCAGAAGCCGTGCAGTACCAGGCTTCTCTTGAATCCGATTTTAAACGTGTCTGTCTAAATAATGAAAACCTATACAACTTAAACTGGCATGCAGTTAAAGGGTTTCGTGCAGATAAGTTAGCGCGTTTCCGTGGATGCATGGGCCTCTTTGAAGACCGTAAAATTATCTTCAATCGCTACCGTAACTTCACTGCAATGTTTGAAGAGCTGACTAATTTTGGTGTTAGTAGTCATGATGACTGCGTCGACAGTTTGGTCTGGGTCATCAATGGATTAATGCGTAAAGGGAGGTTGCAGGTCGATTACTGAATCTTAAAATTAGAAAAAAGCTTACTCTAGTCGTGGGTCCTGAATACATTGCTATCGGCCTAACGGCCGTCGTATCTGCTGTTACCGGTGGCAGTTGGGTTGCAGGCAAAATCCTGGGCAGGCAAAACGATCAGATTCAGCAAGCTTTTAATTACATCGGATCTCAAAAACGTAGGATTGATGTTTTGGAAGACGACTTAAAACGGATGCCTTTGGAATACGTTCTTAAGGTAGACTTCCTGAGAGAGATCCAGCAGATGCATGATAACTTTAATCAGATCAATGCAAAACTTGATAAGCTAGTGGATAAATTGCTTGAGTCAAAATGAGCTACATCCTTGAGGTCCAAGAGGACGAGAACGGCGAACCTTACATTGTTCTTCCTGACGAGGTGACAGAAGAGCTTGGCTGGGAAGAAGGAGATGTCTTGAATTGGGATGTCCGCGGTACTGGCATCATTATTACCAAAGTCAACGACGCTGCGGGTTACGAGGTTATAGAAGAGTAGAATAAACGGATTGAGATAATAAATACATGCGCTACAACACAAGCAATGTCCCTGGCGCACCAGGTAATAATGCTGGGTTAAGCGACCTTGTTCACCGTGGTGGCCAGTCGCCAGTGATGACCTTACCTTACTATGGCGAGGAACCGGGTATCCAGCAGTTGGCACAAGGAATTCCAGTAGGGCAAGATCCTCGTTTTCCTATGACGCAGGAACAATTCCGCAACGAAATGGAAGAGTTGCGTTTTAAGAATATGTTCCCAAATCCAGGTGATTTTCGTCAATATATCCGTGATTACAACCGGCAAAATCCCTTAGGTAGACAAGCGGATGTTCCTTCTAGTTTTGATGCTAAATACGTTTCCTAAGCTGCTAGTATTTAATTAACGTACAAGGTGAATAATGGCTGACGCTAAAGCCCGTCTACAAGAAATTATCAACGCTTACCTCGATAAGGACAGCGATATCGTTGTTGATACGGGCATTGTTGCGTCCCATATTGCACAGATGAAACTTTTTGGCATCCGCCAAGGAGTTGAATTTTTTCCTGCGCAAGACAACTTTGGTGCACAACGCAAGGATTTCCTTGATCGTGTATTGAAGTACAACAAGATGGATACACGCCTGGATTCTATTTGGGAGTATTTCTTATGTGACGGCAAGGGTTTGTTTTACATACGCCCTACCAAAAACAGCTATCGCCTTTATTACTTCCGTGAGCATGAGTATCGTTCTTATTACAATGTTGACGGTGAGCTTGACGAAGTTGTAATTATCTACAGTTATAAAGTGCGTCGGGGTACTGGATTTGGTGATCAAATTAATGTAGCAACAATTAGCGGTCAAAAGACAACATATACCCCTGGCGCAAAACGTTATATCCGCCTTTCAATTAAACCAAAAGAAATTGAAGAAACTCACTCTGATTCTGAGCTTTCTTTTGATATGCCGACTTATGCCTTAACCGGGAATAGCAAGCAGTTAAAAAATAGTCTTGGCTTTATTCCTTGCGTTGAAATTTTTAATAATCCACAGGGTTTCTCAACGGAAGGCGTCGGCGAATTTGATTCGATGGCAAATCACATTTGCACGCATGATGAATTGATGCGCACAATGCGCAAAAACATTACCTTCTTTGGTAATCCAACCTTACTTTCCTCGCGTCCAAAAACGGACCTCATGGAAGCCGGTGGCGACGTTTCTGTTCAACGTCCGTCAATCGCTGCAAACTCTGGCTTCACCAGCCCATCTCCTTTAAGCCGTTCGATGTTTAAGGCTGACCCTGTCAGTCGAGGGGTTGATGGCCAGATCCGTGTTCCACGTATTATTGCAAACCTGGAACCAAACGATCGTGTTGGTTACATTGTGCCAGATGCAATCACGGGGGATCAAAACGCATTTGCACGACAGTATCGAGAAGAGATCAGGACAGCCCTTGGTGGTGTTGATGAGCTTTCTATTTCTGCTGGTGTGACGGCAACGGAATACAAATCATTATTTGGACGAGTGGCGGCAACGTCTAAGAAAAAAGCCAATGCAATCTATACGCACGGTATTTGTCGTTGTATGGAATTGATTATCTACCAAGAAGAGCAGTTATTTAAAACAACACTTGCCGCTGCTGCTGGCATCGAGAAGCCCGTTGATTTGAGCGATAATCCAACACCAGAAGAAAAAAGTGCATACGATAGTGCAATGCAGGCATATAACGATCAGTTAAAGAAATTAATGATGGCCTGCATTGAGACCCAGCAGATACCACCTAATGTTATGGGTTTAATTCCTGATGGTGACCTTACTGTTATTTGGCGTTGGTTGGGACCTGTTTACGAAGACTCGACACAGGATATACTCAACAACTCCATTGTGGTACGCAACCTTCAAGAATTAGGTGTTGATAGCATTGAAGCACTGAAATACCTCTTCCCGTCTAAGACGGATGAGGAACGAGCCGAGATGTTATCTGGGTTCCCATTCAGGATGGTGAACGAATTGCAGGGTGCTTATTCTCAATTCGCTCGCTTAGTGGGGGGCATGATGCAGACTCCTCACCCGCAAGCACCGGATCTTCCGATGGCTGCGGATCCAAGATTGGATTTAACGCCATATCTGTATCGAACATTAGAAGCTCTACAAAAGGAGATGAGTTATGCAGGACGCTACCGTCCAATCGATCCCACAGACGAGCCAAGCACCAGTGGCGGTGGCTCCAAGCAGCTACGTGGTACCGGCACAAGCTCCGGGACCTCAAGCTCCAGTGGCGTATCAGGTGGGTACCAGCTACCCCCAAGCAGTACCACAGGCGAACCCCAGCTACCAATCCGCCCCTACTCAGTACGTCCCCCAATCCCCATCGGAAGCCCAGAGCAACCCATGGGAATCGGCGTTCAACAAGGTGGTGAACCTGCTGAGCTCTCCAGTTCAATCCCCGTTCCAGGGTCAACCATCTCAGATTCCGACCCAGTACGCTCCGGCGAACTACGGCCAGCAAGCGCCCCAAGTTACGCCACAATCGGCAGCGCAGATCTCGCAAGCCAACCAGGCTTACTCGCCCAATTATTCCCAAACCTCCTCGAATCCCTCCTTGGCGGAGGTAGCGGATTACCTGGGGTGGAGCAACGAAACACGTCAAGTAATCGACGCGTACGGCCTCGAGGCTCCCGCAATCCTAAATAACTATGGCCTCCAGCTGGAAGCCATGCTGGATAGTGCCGTTGCCTGGGGCACCCAAGCCAAAGGCCTAATCGAAAACTACGCCAATTTTGCGGTCAATGAGCACCAGGAGAACCTGGCTTACAACGAAATCCTGACGAACCCTGATGTTCTCAGTGATTACACCCTCAAGTTTTTTGGTCCTGAAGGTCCGTACCCCGTGTACGAAAGCGAGACCGAACTTGAAACCCCTGGTTATCGCACTGAAGCAGTGAATCCAATGCTGGGTCAGTTCCCTGCACCTCCCGCTGCTTCTGCTCCTCAACAGCCTGAAAACTTCTGGGGCAGCTTTAAGCAACAAATGGATGTTGATCCTAGTAATGCTTGGCGTCTTCTCAACCAAGCTCAGCCTCAAGTTGTTGCAAACAAGCTGTTTGTGATGGAGTAAGGCAATGATGCGACCATTAGGACAAACACGTCCCTTGCTCGCATACGGAGTTCCCGCTGCCGCTGGTTTGGCGGTTGGCGGGGCTCTTGCTGCACAAGGGGAGGATCCAGGTAGTGCCGCATTGGGAGGAGCTGCCGCTGCTCTTGGTGCACGTGGCGGATTAGGTGCGGGTCGCGTACTTGCCGGTAAATACAATCCGGCATTGGTTGCTTCTGCACAAAAACAGCTTACCGGTCTTGGTAATAGAATCGGTAATTATGCACGCGATCTTCCTGAAAAAAGTTTGCGTCGACAAGCTGCAAATGCCGCGGCTGATGTTGTGTCTGGTGTAGATACACGTATTTTTGGAGACCCCTTGAAAGGTGTTTCTGCTGCTATTCCTTTCCCAACGCGTGGTGCTCAGGGAAAGATCGCCAAAGGAATTAGTGCTGTTGCTGCACCTGCAGCTTCTGTCGCTGCGGGCCTTGGCGGTGTAGCACTTGGTGCCATCCCCGGCTCCATTGGCGTACCAGGATTCCAGCAAGGTATGGCCATTGATCCAGAAGCCCCTGGTTCTAGTAACACTGCAAGCGCTAAATACGGTGTAACTCCGTATGCATCCACGCAGTACGTGTGAGCATCTAAGTTTACTGTCTGCTAAAATTTGTGTTAGATAAGACACACGTGTCTTTATCTTTCACCCGATAAAAACACTGACACTGGAGGATACACCAAGGTGTTTATTGATAGCTAGTTCAGATCCTGGTAGGTATAGCCCTTCAAGATTTGGTAAATAGCTCCGTGATTACAGTCAAACTTTTCAGCAATCTTTCGATAAGAAAGACCAGCTTCTTTTAAAGCTTTGATCTGAGTCACGTCATCCGAAGAAAACCTTCTCAAAGATTTCTTCGGTTTTCCTTTACTGGCAAAGCCATTGTTTTTATAACAACCGCTCGTCCAGGCTCTTGTTAAATTTTCTTGTTTGGTAACGATCTCAAGATTGTCAAGTTGATTATTTCTCTTGTCGTTATCTTTGTGATCAACTTGTAAGGAAAAGTTACTGGTTCCATGTGAACGCAGATCTAATCCTAAAAAAGCAACTGCCATCAAGACATGAAGATGAAAGCGTTTTCTTCTTCCATCCACAAGAACTGAGATACGGTCGTAAACACTGGTTGAACTAATAGGAATCTCTCGAAAATATTCTTGATTGTCGGGATCAAGTTGTTTTTCAAAAGCTTTTCCTTCTTCTGTCAAGTAAAGATTACCAAATCCAGGAACAAGTTTTGGATTCATTTTGTTCATAAACAAGTTTCCAAAGAATAGCATGCCTCAACTGAACGCTCAACGTTGTCACCTCACCGAGCAATCGATGAGTGCAAACCGGATGAATTCAGGGAAGCCCTAACGTAAAGACGAGGGTAATCCTGAGCCAAGCCAATCAAGTCGTGATTGGAAGGTGCAGAGACTACTGGGTGTAACACGATCTTGTTACGTAATACCAGATTTAGCGTCCGGCATCCCACAGGGATGAAGAGATAGTCCACCCCTCTAAGAAACTAGAGACCAGGAGAACGATTTTCCAAAGATTCTGGGTGCGGAACTTTACCGTCCTCACCCTGCGTATATCGCAGAAATGGCAGTCGAGCCTGTGGTCGTTCATGACTTCACTCGTCAGCCTGGTCAAACCGTCCAGTTAGACCGCTATAAGTTCTGGGGTACCCCTGGTACGAAGGACAGCCGTGAGCGTATTGCCGATCAAACCATCGGTACCGCTAACAGCCGTAACATCACCAAGGAGAAAGTCCTGGTGGTGCTTAAGGAATACACTGGTCCTGCTGATCCGGGCGATCCGACCCAGCCCAGCACTTTCAAGATTGCTCGGGAAACCCTGATTACCGCCCAGCGCCTGCTGCTGGATACCGGTAACCTCAACATGTTCCACCAGTCGATTGGTAGCCTCACCCTGTTGGATGACTACCGTCGTTGGCGCGACCGCGTGTTCATTGATGAACTCGCCAAAGCAGAAGCAAACGGTGCCGCTTCTACCACCCAAGGTGGTTACTACTTTGCTGGTGGCAAAGTCAAGGACTCCCAAGGTCGTATCTCTTACTCCACCACTGAGTACGGCAATGAAGTTCAGCAGTTCCAGGTGAAGACCGACCTGCTGACCATTGTTAAGGATCTGCGCAAGCGTAACGTTCCGACCTTCGCTGATGGTCTGTATCGCTGCATTTGCGATCCCACCTTCATGATGCACCTGCGTCGTGACGCCGACTTCCGTGAGATCGCTCGTTACAGCGGCAACCCTGGTCAAGGCATGTACATGGGTAACCCCATGATGCCTAACAACGCCAGCTTCTACATGGGTCCCCAAGCTGGTCAGGGTTACTTCCTGGCTGGTGAGCCCGTGATGCCGACCGGCGTTCAGTTTGAAGGCGTGAAGTTCTTCGAGTCGACCAACTTCCCGACCAAGACCGTGCAAGCCTCCTTCAACGGTGGTTCTACCTACAGCTCCCAAGAAGCTGCTCAAGGTTACTTCTTCGGTCCTCAGTCGATCGG